ATAAATGGTACGCGTGGGGCTGGAATATTGGTAATGTCTGTCATTTCGGCCCCTCAAGAATTGCTTTCCAAAGCGCGTACACAACAAACCCAAGCGCCCCAGCGACACCCCACTTGACGAGTGCGTTTGCAAACTCGTGTCTGATCCGGTTGTTTTCCTCAGCCTTCTCAAGCGCGGCAATCTGCATCCGACGATGCTTTTCGATGTCACCATCAACAAAGGCGTGTTCTCTCAATTCTTTAATCAGTGTGGCGGCTGATGTACTTTCATCAGAAATATGCGCAGTCAACTTGCGGTCAACTTCACGCACGTCTTTGTGGATTTCGGTGACAAGTTTGAGGATTGATTCCATCAGTATTCCTCTCCTATGCCGTTTATTATGGACGAAACTTTGCTTAACATGACATAAACTCGTAGCGCATGCGAGGCGGAATGTTGGTAATGCCTGTCATGCTGTAGTAGGTGAAACAATAAGCTCTGCGCCCATTAAAGCAAGCTTAATGGGGTCAGTCCCGGATACTTCATAGACACGATCCCGCAGCTTTTCGGTCATGCCAAGGCGCCGCCAAATCGTGCGGTACCCATACTCACCGAGTTTACCCATTTTGTTCCAGTGTTCGTTACCCCAGGTATGCCCACCATCGTCGGACCAGCGTAGCATAACCTCAGGATCAGAACCTTGTCCTACATTCAAGCCAATACCAGCTTCAGCATCGAACTGTAAACTATGCTGGGTTGTCCGCTTGAGATTGTTACGACCGGTGGGGAGTGCCCGCCATGAGCGAAGCCACTTTTGTACGGCACCGTTATCTTGAAACACATCTAGGCTAAACGCATAGATATTTCCATTTTCAAAGTCACCAACAAGCGTAGTTCCATTGAAGTTACAATGGCAGTTAGACCTATGTCGTGTGAATTCACCACCAACAAACCCAGCACGCTCGTGCCAGCTGCCTGTCGAAACATCATAAACCCATGTTGCATTTGCTGTTGGGAAGGTCAGGACATAGAACGCATGCCCTTCTTGCTGGTATGTATACGCGATAGCATCGGATATAGTACTGTATCCCTGTATTGCAAACTCAATCGCATGGGTAGAAATACGCATGCCGGAGTACCCGGCATTTTTGTACACAATACCAGCACCGCGTGAGTCAGCACCTAACCAAAACAACGTGTTGTCTAGTTTAGCGATAGAGAATGGTGCTGCGCAGCCGATCTCATTGAATGCACCCTGAATCCGCTCAAATGGGAAGTCAGGCAACGCGGCATTGTACCAAACCTCAATTGAATCTGTACCATAAACCCAGAGTTCACGATGATCTACTGCAATGGCAACTACGCCGTCCGGTGAACCTTCTGCACTCGCAAAATCGAGGGGGTCTACCGCGGTACCATCTAAAAGACTCGTTACCCAAATTCTTTGAGTATCAGGTTCATTGAACACAAAGTAACCATCAAGATAGTATACAGTCCCAGCACCCGGAAAGTCAGGGTCGGTGATTTGTTGGAATGCACTTGTAGAAGTATTATAGATATAGCTAGGACCGTCACAAGCTATAAAAAGCTGCGTGCCATTATCTGCGATGGATACGGGCCCCACACCAGACACTGTACCAACTTCAGTCGCAGGCCCAGCTAGAGATGAGAGCGCATATAGTTTAGTACCAGATACCACGTAGAAGCTACCTGCACCAGACTTGCGTGCCCAAAGCCCTCTGATGGGACCGGAGCCGACTGTCAGCTTAAGCTCTAACCCAGGAGCACGGAGTAAGTACCCTGCTTCTTTGCCGCCCTCAGACACAGCCTCTGGAAATAGGTTAACGCACCTATTTGCGGCAGCATTGGTGCTCCGTGCAAGATAGCTGCTACCGAGAAAAGGTGTCTTCATCAGTAGTTGCCAGCATAAACGTTGAAGCGCTGCCGGGTAGCTGTGAGGGCGTACGGCAGAGACATAATATCACCGGGGCTATTCAAGCGCTTGATATTGCGCTTGCTAGTCATTGCAATACGTTTGACTTGAGGCGAAGGTTCAACCCCAAATTCTGGTGCAATCTCACATGCGAGGTTATACTTGAATGCTCGCAAGTACCCAGGTGGGAAAACAAGGTCAGTCCCTAAAGTTGCTGGCTGCGAAAGCTCTTGCACTGAGATAAAATGCCATTCCAGTGCCCGCGACGGTTGGGGGTAGACTGTCATAGTGATATTCGGCTGTTCCATATTCACCCACATTACTTGTGGATACGTGCTGGTAACAGTCTTTACAGCAATACCAGAATACTGCTGTTGGTTAATCAGTTTGATACCGAACGAGACATTTGTGGCCGGATCCCTGAAATACGTGGCATCGTCCAACATCACGGGGCGCAGTCCAACAAAATCACCAGTAGGGCCAAGCGTTTGTGTAACTGTGCTAGCGGGCCACGTAAACACTTGGTCAATCGTGTTGTAGACCGCCAAACGCTCAGCACTCCATGAATCTAGCATCTGATTCATGGCACCCAAAGCGTCGGAAGCCGTCTCAGCGGACGGCGTTTCACCTTCTGCCAACTGACCAATTAGGCGCAGGGCAGCATAAATTTGGTCACCGGCGGTTGTCATTAGTTAACTTTCTTAATCGCTGAAAGCACTGATGCGGGGGTTGTAGGCTTTGGCTTAACAGTAGGCTTTTCTGGTACTACAGGCTTTTCATTAGGATCGTACCTAACCCAGCCATGTGTTTCGTCGTACGCCGCTTCAAGCTCAGCAATTGCAACCTTAGACCCATGCACGGGATGCTTCAAATAAATTACTGCCATATAACCTCCAAAAGAAGGGGACCGAAGTCCCCTTCGTGCTTAACCCCACAAGCGGCAAGCCATTTGTGGGCGGATGGCAGAGTAGCCATACAAGACATCAATACGGCATGGCATGCGGTCGTTGTTGATGTCATACTGGCGCACAATCCGCATCGAGATACCATTGTGGGTTTGGCGCGACGCCATATCCACACCTTGCGGGAGCAGCAAGTCAGCCGTCGCAAACGTGATGGCATCCTTGTGGTACACCAAATTTTGCGGATAGGCCGTGCTAGCAGAACCAATCCAAGTTACTGCGGCACCCGCTTGCGGGAACGCATCAACTGTGGCCAAAGCATGCGCGCTGGTATAAATCGGCGGATAAATCGCTGTGGCGGCTGTCGCACCAGCACCATCAGCAGCACCATCAGCCGTGACAACAAATTGCTGCAAAGACCCAGTTGATTCACGTGTTTGCGGGTTAACCGCGTACACATTGGCGACGGTGAAGACGTCACCCTTCTTAACGGTGCCAGCTGCACCCAAGCCAGCTAATGCAATCGTTGCCTGCCCTTGCACAACCACGCCAGCACCCACAGTACCGTTGGTACGTGACCCACAGGTGTGGACCTTAATGGACTGGCTCATGTTGACTTCATCAAACCCCAGCACACCGGTACCCATCATGCCATTCTTGAATTGACGGCTGACAGTATCAGTAGGATTGAACAAGCCCTTCATGCCTTCAACCAGGTTCGCATTTGCAGCGGGGTTAACCGTTGCGTAGCGGGGGGTCATGATGGTGGCAGCTTCATTCAGTTTTTGCTGGGCTTGCAGCAAGACCAAGGAAGTTGCGGGGGTCACGCCCGGAGTACCAACAGACGCACCAATTTGGTTGTACACACTGGCAACATCAGCATCGATGCTGGCAGCGAGCTGACTAACACGAGGTTTCAGCACACGTTCTGCGAAGTCATCCAATTGCATGGTCAGCTCAGCAGAAGTAAAGTTCACGCCAATGTGTTTCTGACTGGCCACGGACAAAGTAGTGTACTGCTCATTGTCATCCTGCGTGGCCAGGGTAGCACCGTCAGTGACCAATGCGCGGTCAGGCAGGCGGATACGCAAAGTAGAACCAATCTTAGCACCCTGAACAGCAAAGCTGTCATCGTACTGGCGGTTAACGTTGCGGGTGATTACCAGGTTATTCTCCAGAATTTCCAGAGCCTTCCGGGTAATCATGTCAATAGTAAGAAGCGAATTTGCCATGATGTCCTCAAAAAGTAAAAGTTACCGTACACGCTGGGCTTCAAGCTTTCTGATCTGTCTGGCACGGTCTGCAGCAATCCACTCGGATGTAGTCATGGTCTTAATCGACCGTGGATCCGTAGTATCAAATGCGGGGGCACTTGATGATCTTGCAGTAACTGGCACAAACGGTTCAGGGGCACTCGAAGTTTTCTTCACGGGTGGGGCGTCCGCCAATTTGGCTTCAATCCTACCCAACTCTTTTGCTTGCAAGAAAGGATCGAGCTTGGCAATACGAGCTGCTTCTTTGGGATTGGCTCCCAGGAAGTACGCTACATCAGGCCCAACATCAGACTTCTGAATCGTCGCAGCCATCACAGTAGTGATTGGAAGTGCGGGGTTATACGCGACTTGTTCAAAGTCATCATACTTACCACGGGCTTCTTCTTCACGCTCATGATACTTTTCAAGTACTTCAGTTTGCTGGCGTTGCTGCTCACGCTGTTCCATCAACGCAGTAGCGCGAGCCTCAGCATAAGCCTCGATAGACTCAAACTGGTCTGGTGCTGGCACATTGACGGGGGCAGGCGGCTGAGCTTGACGTTCACGCTCGCGTTCCCATTTTCTTTGCTCTCTAGCAAGACGCTTGCTAATCGCCGCATCCAACTCTTCTTGTGTGAAGGTCTTTGCAGGGGGCTCAGCAGGCTTTTCTTCCGGCGTAGGTACAGGATCAGGCGTAGCCGTTACGACCTGCTCTGGCACGGGTAGTGACTCCGTTGGGACTACTACTTCTTCGACAACTTCAGTACTCATTCGAATCCTAAGATTCCCTAGTGGATCGCACTAGTACGATAACGCCAGTGTATCATGACTGAACTGTACTTGTCAAGTACCCCGGCAAATATATTCATTCATATTTGGTGGACAACCTATTTTGCCCGATCGTCCACGATTTCATGTAGTGGAATCATAATTACTTCTCTGAAATCGGCCCTGTCGTGATGATCCGCAGCAAGGTGATAGCCACACTGATCGCAATACCTATGAACATCTGCTCAACAGGACTAAGCGGAAGCAAGCCAACATAGCCTTGCAGCACTGAGAGCACGGCCAGCAGAATTGCAAAGAGTACCGTGCGAGATTTGAGGAGTTGGATTAAGAGAGTCATAGTACAGCGTTTCCTAGCAAGGGCTTTTCTTGCTGGAGTATTGGGGTAAGCCAGAGTGGA